CTCCTCGGAGCCTAGGGCGTGTGCACGTTCACCGAAGATCTTGACGTTGTGGTTAAACTCCTTAGGAGAATCACGTGGATACTGCTGCTTTTAGCTCTGATCTTTTCGACGTCCTTAGTCGCGACCTGGGTTTCCGTACAGCGTCTGACGAGCTTAGGTTCGATCCTAAGTCTATCATCGATCCCTTTCGAACAGACTTGGGATATATCAGACGTGCCGCCTTCCTCACCTCCTGTCTCAAAAAGACCGAAGTAGAGAGCGACCCGTACGCTGAATCTAGAGCCCTGCTCAGTTTCTTGCAGGCAAATTACACCTGTAAGGCCTGGTCCCTTGGAGTCGGGCATGATCCAGCAATTGGTTTTGCGCTGGAGTATGCACGTGTCATGCTTCGCGATTGGTTTGAGCCCCAGTGTGGAACTCAGCTGGTCGTAAACATGGCATCCATTGAGCAAGCAGCCCGGTTTGGACCCGGGGTTTCTCTCGGCATGGGCAGACGTCCCACTCAGTTGTATTTCAAGCTGGGGGACAGCCCAATGACGGCTGGAACGGATTTCGTACGTTCCTGGTACGAGGTGTCGGTTCGACACAATCCGCTGTGTGAAGCGGCCGAAATGGCCCGAAAAGCACGGCACGGACCGATAGACTTGACGCCGGTTGGTAGCTTGTCGCTTCAACCGAAGTCGTATCTAACCAGAAGGGTCTGCGTTACCGAGCCTACCTGCAACACCTTTTTCCAATTAGGTTTAGGAGAGGTGATGCATCGTGTGCTGAAGCAGCACACAGGTATCGACTTCACCGTGCAGCCAGCGCGTAATTCAATGCTGGCCAAGTGGGGGAGTGAATACGGGATTTATGCCACTATGGACCTGAAGCAATGTAGCGACTACATCGCAACCGGTATGGTGGCGTATATGTTTCCTCGATCCGTCGTGCAATGGGTCAACGCGCTGAGAACCAGCGACGTCAATCTAAAGCCGTACGGCCTGGGAGACATGAATCTTGGTATGGTCTCGACTATGGGTAATGGTTACACTTTTGCCCTCCAGACAGCCCTACTCACTGCCGTTCTGTTCGGGGTCTACAAGACCCTAGATATTCCTATCGAGCGCCCTTGCGGTGCGGACTTGGGAAATTTCGGCGTGTTCGGGGATGACATTGTCGTGGATCACGAAGCCTTTAATCTCATGGCAAAGTGCTGTGAGGTCTTGGGTCTCGTGGTTAACCGCGATAAGAGTTTTGCGTCTGGTCCCTTCCGAGAGTCGTGTGGCTCTGATTACTTCCAGGGCCAAAACGTCCGGGGTGTCTACTTTAAGAGATATCCCCGGAGGAACGACTTGTACTCCATATTCAACCGCTCAGCGATCTGGTCAGCCAGATTCGGCATTCCTTTGCCAAATACCCTTAGATTCGTGCATTCCTGCCTAGCCCAAAAAGCTATGCAGTGGGTGCCGCCTGATGAGGGTATTACCAGCGGGTTGGTTTCACCTTACCCGCCAGAGGGGATTCCTTTTAAGGAAGGAAACTGGCATTACGCCTCCGATATACCGATCGTGTCAAAACTCAGGGTCGAACCCTGGGAAGTGATCGCCGGTACCTCGAACGTCTACTACGACGAGAGAGGGATCGAGAGGTGGCTGAGGAGTCTCACACTCGTGACTGGCTATGAAACACTTAATGAGCCAGCCATGCTCAAGACTCTACTGTATGGAGCACTACGACGCGGTACACTGAGTACCAGAATTTCGGACTCAGTTCACTACCGTACAGTCGCTAGGCAATCCCCACGGTGGGGGTGGTCTAGCGAGCCTTTGTTGGCAAACTTGTCAACCGAGGAACGTGACCGATGGGATCGGTCCCTCATACCCTTTCAGCAAATTGGGTAACTGAGGCCTTAGTTACAAGGACGAAAGACAGCCGCGCGCCGCATAAGAGCCC